CTCGCTTGGAGCAAGACACCTGGAAGAGACTACCGTCTCTTCTTCGTGCCTCCCAAGCGGAGCAGCGCCTGACGTCGTCGAAACTTCGTCAGGGCCGACACCGCAGGAGGCGAACGTCTCCGAGCCAGCAGGTTTGGACTGCCTGCTGGTCTGGTCTTGTCCACGCTGGTTGGTCGTCGCTCCGCGTGGCTTGGCATCTTCATGAGTGGACTGAACGCAGCATCCGGCGCCCTGGAGGCTGGATCCATGTGTCGAAGTCCATGAAGATGCTTTGCCACGTCGTGCGAGCTGGTTCTCTTCGGGCTCCAATGCCAGAAACACTTCCACCTATAAACAAGAAGGTGGTTGTGTGTCTTTACAACTTGGCATGGAGGAACCAGCTCGACGGCTTCGCTTTCTCTCGGGCCTCTCGAGCATTGCCTCCGCCCCCTAGTGGGGCGGACTTGGATAAGGCCGTGCTTGACGTGAAGAGAAGAGCGGAGCGGGCGGCGACCACATCGGACTGGGCACTGCGGAGTCTTCGGGAGTACATCATCAGCAACGCTAAGCTGACGAGGTCTCGTCCGAAGCCGCTTCTCCGAGTGCCTACATCCCCAAGCGCCTGCTACGAGCTGCCTGCAGCTGGTGGCGGGCTCGATGGCTACCTCCTGTCGATGGGTCTGCGCGCCGCCTCCATTCGAGCGCACGGGAAAACCTTGGATTGGCGCGGTGGGGACTCCTTCGTCCCTATCACCGCCTCGATCCTCGATAAGTACCGTGCCTTCGGGCAAGACTCCTTGGGACGCTTCCTTCTCGGTTGCGTCCGAAGGGCTCTTGTCGGGGCGCCAGACTCGGAAGACAGCGACATCTTGGTGGAAGGACACCGCGCGTTGGGGGTCCTCGAGCTTAGAAGACGCCGTGTCGCTTACCGCGATACGGCCGTCTGCAGGCTCGAGGTCCTCCGCTCGCCGGGATTCAAGTACAGAGTGCTCGGGATCCCCAGCGCCCTCAATTACGTTGAGGGGGCTTGGATCCGCGAGAGCGCTAACCTTTGTCCCGCTTGCGACTGGGAAGTAACCAGCCCAGTCGCAGGACGTGTCGCCGCCCCTGGTCTTCAGCATGTCGATCACTGGTTCGCCAGTGTCGACATGTCCAAGGCCACGGACGGACTCCACCACGATGCCGTCGAGGTAGTCATCGATAGCCTCTGCGAAGTCGGTCTTATTAGACCAGGTGACAAGGACTTCGCAAAGGCTAGCTTGGGGTTGGCCCCCCTCCACGAGTGGGAGTACTCGACTGCTCAAGTCGAGGGCTCCTTCCTCTGGAGGCGGGGCAGTCCGATGGGCACTCCCCTCAGCTTCACTGTGTTGTCTTGGGTGAGCGCTTGGGCCTCGAGTGCGTTTACGAACGCACGCATTCGAGGAGACGACTGCGTTGGTAGCAACAGCTCGCGCGAAGAACTCGTACCCCAGTTGAAGGAGTACGAGATCGGACTCGCGGCTGTTGGCTGCCAGCTCAGTCGGCCGAAGACGTACGTCTCCAGAGGGTGCTTCACCTTCTGTGAGACGATCGGTCTTCCCAGGCGCTCGCCCCGCGTTCGCACAGTGAAGGTGGGCGTCTTTGCCGTTCCTGCCTGCCCCGCGCCGGGCGGCGCGCGACCTCTGGTGGCGACACCAGGGGTGGCGCGTCGGCACGGGCGGAGGCAGGAACGGGTCGCTCGTTGCTTGTCGCCCTGGGTGTGCAAGTCGTCCCTTCTCCACCTTCCGGCGGAGTTGGGTGGCTTGGGTTACACACACAGGGGCCTGCGAGCGAGCAAGTCGACGAGGCAACGTCTCGCGGCCGCGGTTTCCCGTGGCTTCGATCCGGAGCTTCTGCCGGCTTGCAAAGGCGCCTACCGAGGGGAGGGCCTCTTCCCCCGACGTCTGGAGCAGAGCCGTGTTTGGACCCAAGGTGGGAGAAGGCTGCGGGACAACTTCGTAAAGAGGTTTGTTCCCGCAGCCCGCCCTGGGCCCGACACGGTGAAGCTTCCACTGCGCGTGTTCACACAGTTCCTTGAGGAGCGGGTCGCAAACCTGCTCACTCTGAACGAGTGCGAACCACGCGTTGTCGACGTCGGGAGAAGACCAGCGAGGACAAGACCACAACCCTTCAAGAACGGCAGGGAGAAGTGGTGGAAGCGGGTGAAGCCCTTGAGCGTCACCCACGGACTCACCTCTCTCTACCGTCTCGCTCGCGTCCTGCGCGAGCGGCCTGTGTGGGTTGCGGAGACTTTCGTCACCGACATTCCGGTTGGAACACCGATGGGACGCAAGCTCACGCGAGCGTCCGTAATGGCAC